AAAGGCCCCCGGGGTCTCCCCCGGGGGCCGCCCCCGCTCCGACCGGCTTGCGCCGTCACGCCGGAGCGGGAGGAACTGGAGCCTTCGGCTCCAGAACGCCCAGCTTCTCGAGCTGAGGCCGCACCGCCTCGACCTTCTCAGGATCGTGCGCCGCATCCAGCCACTTCGCCACGTCGTGATCGAAGACCTCACGGACCTTCGACGGCAGCTTCAGGAAGACCTTCTCGGCTTCCTTCGATTGGAACATCAAATCCGCGAAGTCCGAGAACTCCGAAACATCCCGGAACTGCAGATCAACCGACCGCAGGTGTTCGATGATCCCCACCTGCTTGTACTTCGCCAACACGTGGCGAATCTCACTCCGAAAGACGTCGCTCTGAACCGTCTTCGACGGCAACGTGTTCACCGTCTGCACCCGCGGCTTACGCCGCACCTCATTGTACTCCTTCAACGCGACCTCCCGATGAGAGTAGAAAGAAGCGGCATGAGCAGCTGAAAACCCTTACCAGCTCCACCAGCACGCTCGAATAGGTCCGCTATCGCCTTACGCTCCGGAACACTGAACCGAGCCAGCTCGGCCTCCGAGAGCGAACGCGCCGAATTCGCCTTACTCTGCGAAACCTCGGCGTCCAACATATCCAGCAGCGGCCGCTTCACCGTACCGTCCGGCCCGAAAAAATACATATACCGAGCCGTATCGAAATCGGCCTTGATCCCCGACTGCCGAGCCTCGAAACGCGCGCGCTTCGTCTCCTCACGCGTACGCTGCACCGTCTGATCGAGGAGCTCCAGGTTCTTCTTCACCGTCAGCGCCTGGAGCGCAGACCCGACCGAATCCGTAGCCGGAGCGGCCTGCGACCCTCCTGGCATGCTACCGCCCGGCGCCGACGCACCACCTCGAGCATACGCTACAGCCGGATTGATCCCGGCCGCGGTCATATCCTGGACCGCGGCTTGCCACTCTGTGTTCCGCATCCGCTCCTGAAAGCCGCGATTAATCACCGCTTCCGACGACTGAAACGCCCGATTCTTCGCAGCCTCAGCACGATTGAGAGCGTTCTGACGCTCCCCACCAATGAACCCGAGCGCACCAGCCGCCAACGGGCCCACGAACGCCGGAATAGGCATTTCAGAACCTCGCCGGCGCCAACGACGGCACCGGCCGAACCGGCAGGGCTCGCGCCACCCTCAGATCGAACCGACCATCGATCACGAAATCCGGCTCCGTGTCCACCGTCGTCACGCGAGCCATCGGCGTAGCATCCTCAATGAACGTCTGATTCAACGCCGGGGACGCCGCGAAATCCTCCGCCAGATGCCAGAAGTCCAGCGATCCAGACGCGTCAGACGCCAACTTCCCGGTCACGAGAGAGCGCTTCCACCGATACTCCGCAAAACGCTCTTGATACCCGAACACCTCATCGTCGGTCGAGTCACCTTCCACGAACAGCTCGCGCTTATAGATCGGCTGCTCGCCCAGATTCGCCAGATCCGGCCACAGGAAATCGTACTTCGTCGAACGAGACCACATCCGATCCAGGCCCTGCTGATACGTCAGAGCACCACGAGCACGAAGCATCCCAATCACGTGGCCATGCTCCACAAACGACTTCGCCCAGCTCGCTTGCAGCACACCGGTACCAACTCCCGCGAGCTGTCCCTGATCCTCGGTGGCCGTCGCCGAAGTGTTCGCCACCGGCGAAACGTTCACGAACCCGCGGCCACCTCCCAGATACTCGGGCCGCTGCACCCGATAGTCCGGAACGTCAACACCGAAATGAGCCCGAATCAGCTCGGGCGACCGTGTACCACCACGCGCATCCCGCTCGAGGAGCCGTTGGATCGCCTCAGCCTCACGAAGAGCGTTCACCGAAATGTTGCTGGTCGCACTGGCCAGATCCGCGTACAGATTGTTCCCATCCTGCGTAGCACCAATCGCCACGTTCGCAGTGTTCGCCGTCAGGCGATACTCAGTTGAACCCGTGGGACCCAGCACCGACACATCCGACGCAACCGTGCTCAACGCACGCAACGGCGCCGTTCCCTCCAACGCGATCGTAACCGGATCGCCCTTCTGCAAATACGGAAGCGCCGAAGTAAAATAATCATGCTTCTTCGCCGACTTCAGTAGCGCCGAATCCAACGTATCCGGACCGTTCCCGGTCGCCGTGGCGACACTGTCGATCAGGTTTTGGTCCCGATACCACTGGTCGTAGATCTCGTAATACGCCCGAATCGGCAGAGCATTGATGGGCGTCACCGAACTCACCAGACCAATCGGAACACCCATATACTGCGCGATGCTACCCAACACCACCGTTCCCGTCGAAGCCACCGGAATCGTATAGTCCACATCCTGCGCACCCGCATCATCATGCGCGCCAAGAAACGCCTCCCAGTTGTCCCAGACAAGACGGTTAGGGACATAGAAAAAGTCGATCGACACCTCGATATCGTCCATGATCGGCGCATCGAGCGGCGAGAAAATCCGGATGAACGACAGAAGCTTGCATGTCATCGTGTCGCCCGGAATCACCTCCACCAGAAAGTACGGCACCAGATACCCAGCGTCGAACGTCGTCTTGTGCGTATGCACCAGATCGAACTGAGAACGCCCGCCGCGCATTTGCGGCGCCTGATACCGACTAGTCGCTCCCGGTCGCGGGACATTCACCCGCGCGCTCACGACACCACCTCCAGGGCGCCCGGCTCCGCCTTCCGATCCACATACTGCAACGCCAGACCCAACGACCTGGGCGTCTGCGAATCGATACGCCCGTCCTCACCATCATACGTCCCGATGTGGAACAGCGTGTAATCCGCCGGGAACTTGTTGAACTGGTGGTCGGGCCGATTCACCACCGAACGAAACATCCGGATAGCGACCTCCACCGTCTCCGCAAAGAACGGCTGCAGGAACCGGTTCGCCGCACCGTCGAATACTGAAAAAATCTCCTCTTTCACACGGACCCCCTCTGTTGGAAAAGCGCAACCTTCGCGCGGTGAACCTTCTCCTTCATCTCCAATTTCTCGTCTCCAATCTCCACCATGTCCCTATACCGCTGTTCCTGAACCTCTTGGAACAGCTGAACATGCTCGAGACAAGAGCCACCACACGGACTATCCACCGAATGACCCTGCGCCATCCACTTATCGTAGTAACGAGGCGGTTTCAACTCCCGACCGTCCATCACGACGAAATCTCGCGGGTAAACGTCCCGCCAGTACCGTTCAATCCAGCGTCTACCAATCGCTGGCCTGCGGGACATTCTCCCGTATTCCCGCTCCAACAGCACAACCTCACCTGTAGCCGGATCAACCCGTTCGTAGTGCTCCGGCGCATCACGGTGACGCACCTTCTTGCGCACGTAGGCGGCAACGTAACGGGCAGCTCCATACGTTAGACCCGTAAACTCACAGAGTCCATGTTTCCACCAGGCATCCAGGGAATCGGAACGGTACACCGGGGCATCATGCCGAGAAAGTAAATACTCCCGATCATGAAAAGGCACGCCAAACAGACAAGCGTGATAATGCGGACGACTTGTACGGTCCCCATACTCACCACAGAGGTAATACGAGAATCCGTAGGGACTCGCTTCCCGCGCACGCTTGAAAAACAACGTAGGATCCCGAGGACGGAGCGAACCAAACTCAGAAAGATTTTCAGGTGCATACGTCAGAGTCACCATCCACGCAGGGGACGTTACCTGCCCTTCGTGAACCAGCCGAACAGCCCATCCACGGGCCTGATCCGTGCGACATCCCAAGCAATGACCGCACGGCACCCGTACCCGGTCGAGCACCTTCCGGCCACGCTTGGCAGCCGACTTCCGACCGATAGTAACTCGCGACGGGTGATAGCACGCCACTACTGCGGCAGGGAGTGCAGCACCCCCTGCAGAACCGCGAGGGCCCATCCGCCCCACGCCAGCACCTTCTCGAGAAAGCGCCTCACAGGCGGATACCTCCCCGCATGAAGTAGGAGCTCATGCGATTGCGCGAGTGCTCCCGATTCATGCCGTTCCGAAACGTCTTCTTCGACCTACGCCGGTCCATCCTGGCTCGAGCCACACACACCTCCCAGAACGAGAGTGAGACAACTAGTCCATCCAGACTAGTACAGACAGCTAATCGCTGTCAATGGGCACATAGAAGACAAGGAGAACTATGTGCCCGCCTCCCCCTACACCCCCTCCGCGAGCGGAGGGGGGAGAAAAACCGAATGAAATTCGGAAACGGGGGCAGAAAGCCCCCGAGCCCGCCGCGCGGCGCCGCGGCCCCTTCGGGGCCGCGACGCGCCGCGCGGCGGGACGTCAGCATCGCGCCGGAGGCGCGACGCCACAAACAACAAGAAGAAAAACCAACACCGCGGTAACTCCGCAGGGTTGAACAAACAGAGGCAATCGTGGAAGGGGGGGACGCGCACGCGGAAAACGCACGCGCGCAGCTTAGACGCTATGTAACGATTGCGTAACAAGATAGAAAAGAATGAAAACGCGCTTGACAACGCAAACGCGAAAGATTAGAATACACGTAACCACAACAAAGGGGGTTACGATGGCAACATGCAACAACTGTGGGCGCACAAAGAACTGGGATTGTGAGTGCGACCCACAATACAACAGAGACATCGAGATAGCACACCTCGAGTACGAACTATCCGTCCTATCGCACGGCGAGGACGGCATTGACAACACCGACAGACGCGCACAACTTAAGGCGCGAATCAACTCACTCAAGAGGAGGTAATACCGATGGGAACCCAGGAGATCATGAAGATCATCAACAAGCTGTCACTCCGACGCGACAGACAAACCGCGCAGCTCGAAATCACCAAGACCGAGCTCGCGCACTGGGAAGGTGAGCTCACCAAGCTCACCAAGGGCAAATAACGAAAAGGCCCCCGGGGTCTCCCCCGGGGGCCGCCCCCGCTCCGACCGGCTTGCGCCGTCACGCCGGAGCGGGAGGAACTGGAGCCTTCGGCTCCAGAACGCCCAGCTTCTCGAGCTGAGGCCGCACCGCCTCGACCTTCTCAGGATCGTGCGCCGCATCCAGCCACTTCGCCACGTCGTGATCGAAGACCTCACGGACCTTCGACGGCAGCTTCAGGAAGACCTTCTCGGCTTCCTTCGATTGGAACATCAGATCCGCGAAGTCCGAGAACTCCGACACATCCCGGAACTGAAGATCCACCGACCGCAGGTGTTCCACGATACCCACCTGCTTGTACTTCGCCAGCACGTGACGAATCTCGCTCCGAAAAACGTCAGTCTGAACAGTCTTCGACGGCAAAGTGTTGACCGTCTGCACTCGCGGCCTACGCCGCACCTCGCTGTACTCCTTCAACGTGACCTCCCGATGAGAGTGGAAAGGAGCGGCATTAGCAACTGGAAACCCTTACCAGCTCCGCCAGCACGCTCGAAAAGATCCGCGATCGCCTTACGCTCCGGAACACTGAACCGCGCCAGCTCCGCCTCCGAAAGAGACCGCGCGGAATTCGCCTTGCTCTGCGAAACCTCCGCATCCAACATGTCCAACAACGGACGCTTAACCGTCCCATCAGGGCCGAAGAAATACATGTACCGCGCCGTATCGAAATCAGCCTTGATACCAGACTGACGGGCCTCGAAACGCGCGCGCTTCGTCTCCTCCCGCGTACGCTGAACCGTCTGATCCAACAACTCCAGGTTCTTCTTCACCGTCATCGCCTGGAGCGCAGACCCAACCGAATCCGTAGCCGGGGCCGCCTGCGAGCCTCCCGGCATGCTGCCGCCCGGCGCCGACGCTCCACCTCGAGCATACGCCACCGCCGGATTGATCCCGGCAGCCGTCATGTCCTGCACTGCGGCTTGCCACTCCGTATTCCGCATGCGCTCCTGAAAGCCGCGATTGATCACCGCTTCGGACGACTGAAATGCCCGATTCCTCGCAGCCTCAGAACGATTGAGAGCGTTCTGACGCTCCCCTCCTAGAAAACCCGCCGCAGCGGTCAGGAGAGGCGGCACGATCGCAGGAAGTGGCATTAGAACCTCGCAGGCGCCAACGACGGCACCGGGCGGACCGGCAGAGCTCGCGCCACCCTCAGATCGAACCGTCCGTCGATCACGAAATCCGGCTCGGTGTCCACCGTCGTCACCCGAGCCATCGGGGTGGCGTCTTCGATGAACGTCTGATTCAACGCCGGAGACGCGGCAAAATCCTCCGCAAGATGCCAGAAGTCCAGCGATCCAGCCGCGTCAGACGCCAACTTCCCGGTTACCAGCGAGCGCTTCCACCGATATTCGGCGAAACGCTCTTGATACCCGAACACCTCATCGTCCGTCGCGTCACCTTCCACGAACAGCTCCCGCTTGTAGATCGGCTGCTCGCCCAGATTGGCGAGATCGGGCCACAGGAAGTCGTACTTCGTGGAACGCGACCACATCCGATCGAGGCCCTGTTGATACGTCAGAGCGCCGCGGGCTCGAAGCATCCCGATCACGTGGCCATGCTCGACAAACGACTTCGCCCAGCTCGCTTGAAGCACGCCAGTACCGACTCCCGCAAGCTCTCCCTGATTCTCGGTCGCCGTGGCCGAAGTGTTCGCCACCGGGGACACGTTCACGAACCCACGACCACCTCCCAGATACTCCGGCCGTTGGACCCGATAGTCCGGGACATCCACACCGAAATGAGCCCGAATCAACTCAGGCGACCGTGTACCACCACGCGCGTCCCGCTCGAGAAGCCGCTGGATCGCCTCAGCCTCACGAAGCGCGTTCACCGAAATATTGCTCGTCGCGCTGGCCAGATCCGCGTACAAATTGTTCCCATCCTGCGAAGCACCAATCGCCACGTTCGCAGTGCTCGCCGTCAGGCGATACTCCGTCGAACCTGTGGGACCCAGCACCGACACATCCGACGCAACCGTGCTCAACGCACGCAACGGCGCCGTTCCCTCCAACGCGATCGTAACCGGATCGCCCTTCTGTAGATACGGCAGAGCCGACGTGAAATAATCGTGCTTCTTCGCCGACTTCAGCAGCGCCGAATCCAACGTATCCGGACCGTTCCCGGTCGCCGTGGCGACACTGTCAATCAGGTTTTGATCACGATACCACTGGTCGTAGATCTCGTAGTACGCCCGAATCGGCAACGCATTGATCGGCGTTACCGAACTCACCAACCCGATCGGCACACCCATGTACTGCGCGATGCTCCCGAGGACCACCGTACCCGTCGACGCAACCGGAATCGTATAGTCCACATCCTGCGCGCCCGCATCGTCATGCGCACCCAGAAACGCCTCCCAATTATCCCACACCAAACGGTTAGGGACATAGAAGAAGTCGATCGACACCTCGATATCGTCCATGATCGGCGCATCGAGGGGCGAGAAAATCCGGATGAATGACATCAGCTTGCATGTCATCGTGTCGCCCGGAATCACCTCCACCAGGAAGTACGGCACCAGATACCCAGCATCGAACGTCGTCTTGTGCGTATGCACCAGATCGAACTGAGAACGCCCGCCGCGCATTTGCGGCGCTTGATACCGACTGGTCGCTCCCGGTCGCGGGACATTTACCCGCGCGCTCACGAAACCACCTCCAGAGCGCCCGGCTCCGCCTTCCGATCCACGTATTGCAACGCCAGACCCAACGACCTGGGCGTCTGCGAATCGATACGCCCGTCCTCGCCATCGTACGTCCCGATGTGAAACAACGTGTAGTCCGACGGGAACTTATTGAACTGATGATCCGGCCGATTCACCACCGAGCGGAACATCCGGATGGCGACCTCCACCGTCTCCGCAAAGAACGGCTGCAAGAACCGATTGGCCGCACCGTCGAATACCGAAAAAATCTCCTCTTTCACACGGACCCCCTTTGTTGAAAAAGCGCAACCTTCGCGCGGTGAACCTTCTCCTTCATCTCCAACTTCTCGTCTCCGATCTCCACCATGTCCCTATACCGCTGTTCCTGAACATCTTGGAACAGCTGAACATGCTCGAGACAAGAGCCTCCACAGGGACTATCCACAGAATGACCCTGCGACATCCACTTATCGTAATAACGCGGCGGTTTCAACTCCCGACCGTCCATCACGACGAAATCTCGCGGGTAAACGTCCCGCCAGTAGCGTTCAATCCAGCGTCTACCAATCGCTGGCCTGCGAGACATTCTCCCGTATTCCCGCTCCAACAGCACAACCTCACCTGTAGCCGGGTCAACCCGTTCGTAGTGCTCCGGCGCATCACGCTGACGCACCTTCTTGCGCACGTAGGCGGCAACGTAACGGGCAGCTCCATACGTCAGACCCGTGAACTCACAGAGTCCATGTTTCCACCAGGCATCCAAGGAATCGGAACGGTACACCGGGGCATCATGCCGAGAAAGTAAGTACTCCCGATCATGAAAAGGCACGCCAAAAAGACAAGCGTGATAATGCGGACGGCTTGTACGGTCCCCATACTCACCGCAGAGATAGTACGAGAATCCGTAGGGACTCGCTTCACGCGCACGCTTGAAAAAAAGCGTAGGATCCCGAGGACGGAGCGAACCAAACTCAGGAAGCTTCTCAGGTGCATACGTGAGAGTCACCATCCACGCAGGGGACGTTACCTGCCCTTCGTGAACCAACCGTACAGCCCATCCACGGGCTTGATCCGTGCGACACCCCAAGCAATGACCACACGGCACCCGTACCCGGTCGAGCACCTTCCGGCCACGCTTGGCAGCCGACTTCCGACCGATAGTAACTCGCGACGGGTGATAGCACGCCACTACTGCGGCAGGGAGTGCAGCACCCCCTGCAGAACCGCGAGGGCCCATCCGCCCCACGCCAGCACCTTCTCAAGAAAGCGCCTCACAGGCGGATACCTCCCCGCATGAAGTAGGAGCTCATGCGATTCCGCGAGTGCTCCCGATTCATGCCGTTCCGAAACGTCTTCTTCGACCTGCGCCGATCCATCCTCGAACGGCCCACAGACACCTCCCAGAAAGGAGAGAGAGACAACTAGTCCTCCCAGACTAGTCCAGACAGCTAATCGCTGTCAATGGGCACATAGAAGACAAGGAGACCTATGTGCCCCCTCCCCCTGCACCCCCTCCGCAAGCGGAGGGGGAGAGAAACCGAATCAACTTCGGAAACGGGGGCAGAAAGCCCCCGAGCCCGCCGCGCGGCGCCGCGGCCCCTTCGGGGCCGCGACGCGCCGCGCGGCGGGACATGCAGCATCGCGCCGGAGGCGCGACGCCACAAAAAACAAGAAGAAAAACCAACACCGCGCTAACTCCGCAGGGTTGGAACAAACAGAAGCAATCGTGAGAGGGGGAACGCGCGCACGGAAACGCGCACGCGCAACAATGTAACGATTGCGTAACAAATCACCGCCAAGGGCGGAAACCACTTGCGTGGAAAAACAAAACATGCGAAATTGAACGCATGAAAATCGAAAAGCGGGTCACCCGCAACACCCGGCGGCTCAACGCCGCACTCCGGCAGATCGCGCTAATGCGCGAAGAAATCAACTCACTCACCGAGGAGATTGACGAACAAAACAGACGCTTAGATATTCTATGGGACGTCCTCAGAGAGGACATATCAATCCACCGCAGGAAACAGGAGTAAACCATGGGAACGCAAGAGATCATGAAGATCATCAACAAACTGTCGCTCAGACGCGACAGGCAAGTCGCCCAGCTCGAGATCACCAAGACCGAGCTGGCGCACTGGGAAGCCGAGATCCACAAGCTGACCAAGGGCAGCAAGTAACAAAACGGCCCCCGGGCTTTCGCCCGGGGGCCAGCTCCCCGCGACAGGCTTTCGCCGTCACGCCGGGGGAGCCACCACCGGAGCCGCCTTCGGCTCCAGAACGCCCAGCTTCTCGAGCTGAGGACGAACGGCCTCCACCTTCGACGGATCGTGGGCCGCATCCAGCCACTTCGCCACATCGTGGTCGAAGACCTCCCGGACCTTCGACGGCAGCTGGAGGAACACCTTCTCAGCTTCCTTCGATTGGAACATCAAGTCCGCGAAGTCCGAGAACTCCGACACATCCCGGAACTGAAGATCGACCGACCGCAGGTGCTCGATAATACCCACCTGCTTGTACTTCGCCAGCACGTGGCGAATCTCACTCCGAAAAACGTCGGTCTGAACCGTCTTCGACGGCAACGTATTGACCGTCTGAACTCGCGGCTTACGCCGCACCTCGCTCAACTGCTTCACGTCACCTCCTCCCGAGGAAAGTGGAAATGAGCGGCATCAGCAGCTGGAAACCCTTACCAGCTCCGCCAGCACGCTCGAAAAGATCCGCGATCGCCTTACGCTCCGGAACACTGAACCGAGCCAGCTCCGCCTCCGAAAGAGACCGCGCCGAATTCGCCTTGCTCTGCGACACCTCCGCATCCAACATGTCCAACAACGGACGCTTGACCGTCCCATCAGGGCCGAAAAAATACATGTACCGCGCCGTATCGAAATCCGCCTTGATACCAGACTGGCGAGCCTCAAAACGCGCCCGCTTCGTCTCCTCCCGCGTGCGCTGGACGGTCTGATCCAACAGCTCCAGGTTCTTCTTAACCGTCATCGCCTGAAGAGCAGACCCGACCGAATCCGTAGCCGGCGCGGCCTGCGAGCCTCCCGGCATGCTACCTCCGGGCGCCGACGCTCCACCTCGAGCATACGCGACCGCCGGATTGATCCCGGCAGCCGTCATGTCCTGCACCGCGGCTTGCCACTCCGTATTGCGCATCCGTTCCTGAAAGCCGCGATTGATCACCGCTTCGGACGACTGGAAGGCACGGTTCTTCGCGGCCTCAGCGCGATTGAGAGCGTTCTGCCGCTCTCCACCCATGAACCCAAGCGCACCAGCCGCCAACGGGCCCACAAAGGCCGGGATCGGCATCAGAACCTCGCAGGCGCCAACGACGGCACCGGGCGGACCGGCAGGGCCCGCGCCACCCTCAGATCGAACCGACCGTCGATCACAAAATCCGGCTCCGTGTCCACCGTCGTCACCCGAGCCATCGGGGTCGCGTCTTCGATGAACGTCTGATTCAACGCCGGAGACGCCGCGAAATCCTCCGCAAGATGCCAGAAGTCCAGCGATCCGGCAGCATCCGACGCGAGCTTGCCAGTGACCAACGAACGCTTCCAGCGATACTCGGCATACCGCTCTTGGTACCCGAACACCTCATCATCGGTCGCGTCGCCTTCCACGAACAGCTCCCGCTTGTAGATCGGCTGCTCGCCCAGATTGGCGAGATCCGGCCACAGGAAGTCGTACTTCGTCGAACGCGACCACATCCGATCCAGGCCCTGTTGATACGTCAGAGCACCACGGGCACGAAGCATCCCGATGACGTGGCCATGCTCGACAAACGACTTGGCCCAGCTCGCTTGCAGCACGCCGGTACCCACTCCCGCGAGCTGTCCCTGATCCTCGGTAGCCGTGGCCGAAGTGTTCGCCACCGGAGACACGTTCACGAACCCGCGTCCACCTCCCAGATACTCGGGCCGCTGCACCCGATAGTCCGGGACATCCACACCGAAATGAGCCCGAATCAGCTCAGGCCACCGTGTACCACCGACCCCGTCCCGCCCGACAAGCCGCTGCATCGCCCCTGCCTCGCGAACAGCGTTGCACGAGCCGCCAGGAACACTCCCCAGATGCTCC